TTCTTTGGTATCTTCTTTTGCCAACTCTTTTGTTTTCTGTAATGCTTTACCTGCATTGTTTGATGCTTTACCGGAACCTTCTTTGTTTTTAGAAACTGGTTTCCAATCACCTTCGTGACCCCATGACGTTACTTTACCATCTTTATCACGTTTTTCCCAATCTCTTGCTTCAATGGCTAATTCATCGAATTCTTCTTTTTTCATTTTCTGTTTAGCATATACGCTTGCGTTATGTGCATCACCGGCATCTTTAGCAGACTCTAAGTCTTTACCGTGTTTCTTAGTGTACATTACACTTGTATCAGAGAGACGTTTAGCATCATGTGTTCTTGTTAAATGTCTACCGAGTTCACTAGGTCTCTTGTTCTTGTATGCAGTAAATGCGTTTTCTACTTCATCCATTTGTTCAACGTCTTCTTTAATAGGTGCGCCACAAGCCTTCATAAACTTTGTGTGGTCAAAACGTGGGTTGGATGCTTTGAAAATACCTGCATGATGAATTGCTAATTCGTGTCTTTTCTTTTCATCAGGATGTGCTTTGATAACGTCTGCAACTTGTTGAAAATGTTTCTTTGTCATTGCTTCATCAATCTGTTCGACTTCTTCTTTTTGCGTTTTCTTTTTACTTTTGGCATTTTTTTCTCTATTTTTTAATATCTGGCTAACAGCAATGTCAGTTGGATCACTTTCACCAGTTACATTTCGTTTGGCATATTTTTCTCTATTTTTTAATATCTTTTTAACAACATCGTCAGTTGGATCACGTTCATCTTCATACATCTGCTCAACTTCTTCTTTTTGCGTTTTCTTTTCTTCTGGCTTTTCTGTCTTTATTTTTTTCCATGAATAAGGACCAGAACGCTCATAGCCTGCGGCTTTACGTTGTTGTGCTTCCTTTGCGGCGGCTTGATAATCAAAACCAGGACGCATAGCTTCTTCTACACCTTCAACTTCTTCGTGATGCATTTTCTTAAGTGTCAATGCAAGTCTTGCACGTTTACCAGCTTTACCGGAATCGTGTTTGTGTTTCTCTTCATATTCAGAAGTAGATTCACCTTCCCTCTTAGCGGCGGCTGTCATTGCACCAGGATGCTTGATAGCACCTTTGATCCAATTTTTTTCGTTTAATGTTTCTTCTTCAACAGTAATATTTCTAGCACCATTGATAACTTTTGATACAGCATCAATAAATCTTTGGTCAGATTCTTTTTTAATTAAGTCTGACTGTTTATCATGCATTGATTTTTCATGTTTACCAACTTCTTTATCAGCAATCTTTAATGCTTCTTTATCGGCAATTTTTTTAACTTTACCAGTCGTAACATTTTCAGCTTCAACTAATTCATCATTAACTTCTACTGAGTCTCCCATATAACGTCCTTGTCCATAACCTTTTGAATCACCAAAAGTAGGTTCTGGTTGATATGGAGTTTTAAGTGGCTTATCACCTCTTTTTGCAATCATAGCATCACGTTCTTTTTTCTGGTCTTCAACAGAACCACGCATTTTTGCATTAGGTGTTATTTTTTTAGCCATTTTTAAAATTGCATCAGCATCAATTTCATCAAGTTTTTCAGACTCTTTAAGTTTGCCAGCTTTCTTTTCAGCTTTCAATTCAGCCGCAAGAAGCCAATCAGGTTTTTTACCTGTAGGTTTAGAATCTTCTTTAAGTTTGCCTTCTCTTGCTTCAGCCGCTTTTTCAGCATCAATTAACCAACTTGGTTTTTTCTTTGTTGGTTCTTTTGTTTCTGCTTCGCTGATAACAGAGTTAACTGCATCTAACATTGATTGTGTTACTTTGTCTTTTGCAAACATTATACTACTCCTAGTTTCTTTTTGTTTTTATTTTTAACAGAGGATGCTAATTTTTCAATTTGATCCCTATCCTTATATGTATTCATCGGTTCTTTATTCATACCGCCTGTAGCATTACCAGAAACACCCCATGCATTTTCACCTGGGCTGTCTATTGATTCTGCCTGCTTTCTAAAAGCACTAAAACTGTTTTCCCCAAGACCCATTTGAAGTCCTGAACGTGAACTGAAGGTAGGACCTGTACCACTACCTAATGTATTTCTACCACCAGTTACTGCGTTACCGTCTTTGGCGCCTTTTAGGATTTTGTTGATTTCTTTGTCTTTGTTAAAGTTTTTGACTTTGGGAGGTCCGCTGATTTTGAGCGTGGGCTTCGTTTCTTCGCTTGTGGTGTAGGCACCTGCTCCGGAGCCGCCGGTAACTGAATATCCATTAGGGTTCTTTCTAGGGAAGGTACCGCCTTTGATTTCGTCACCTTTTCCGAGGCGATTACCACCTGCTCTATTGTCGGGTGTGGTTCTTGTGTCGGCGACCAATCCTGGGTTGTATTTACCGATGGTTTTAAGCTGAATGTTTTTACTATCCAATTTCTTATTGCTTTCATTTATCTCTTCCTTCGAAACAAAATAATTAAATGATTCGTTGATATCAAGTTTATTATGAGAGTCTAGCCAATTATATGCAACTTCATTTTTTGTATACCAACTTCTATCTTCTACAAACTCGAAGATTTTTTTTCTAAGGTATTTAAGTTCGCCTTGTATTTTATCAAGTTCAGAATCATTCTCAAATATCATGGTTTGACTGTAAGAATTATTCCAGTCGCCGTGAATGAATTTCCCAAGCACATCGTTAGACTTTTGCCACTTTTCTTGTCTGATTGACTCAGAAATCGTTCTTGTCAATCTCTCATTTCGCTCTTTACTTGCTTCATTTGAAACACGAACAAAAATTGGTAGAATTGCATATCCTAAATCAGTTAATTCTTCTCTTATGTAATCCATACGTTCATAATCGTCAGTAGGACCGTTTATAACGAGGGTTTCACGGTTTCTGATGGCTTCTCTACGGGCATCAGAAGTCTTCTCTGAGAGACGTTTCTTGTCAGCCAAATAGTTAAATGCCTGCACAGTATTTAATTCTGTATAAGACCCATGAGGAATCGCTTCTCTGATTACAATATCTTTACCAGAACCAGGTCCACCAGTAACAAATATAGCCTTGAAGTGAGACTTCTCAACTATACCGTTTTTGGCTTCAGATATGGTTCTGAAAAATTCGTTTAGTGTTCTTTTCATTCGTCATGTACGTCAAGATGCTTTCTAAGATGGTTCAGCGCATGTTCATGGCTAAATGCATCCTTAACATCAGAACTACCGGTTCTCTCTTTGAATTTATTATAGATTTCTTGATGATGTTCAGGTTTAACGTGTTTCTTAATCAAATCTGTGACACCATGGAATGAATGAATCTTCTCGTGGTCTGCTTTAGCACCAAATAGACGTTTAGAAACTTCTTTAGGGTCTTTAGTTCTATCTGTTTGCTTTGATGGTGGTAGTTTGTTTGCACGATTACCTAAACCGTATTGTGGTGAGAATACATGTTTGTCTCTACCAGCGGCATTTATAAGAATCTTATGATGAGCACCTTTGATACCAGCTTTTCTATCATGCCAGTTAGAACTGTGTGTAAACTGGTCTCCCTTTGACGGTTCATCTTTTTCATAATCAGAACCTTCAAAGTCGATTTGATGTTTTGCTTTGGTCTTATTATGTTGCATGATGGCATGTCTCTGACCGGCACCTTTCTTTGTGCCTAGTAACGTATACGGTCCAAATTTCTTACCAACATGCTGGTCTAAGTGTGCATGTAACTTATCTAGTGTATGATGTGGTACTTTTAAGTCAACGTCACCAGATTCTGGATGTGGTTTACCAGGTTTTGTCATACCATGATGAAACTCTGTATCGCTAATGTTCTTATCCATCGTATGGTGTGTAGAACCCGCATAAGCAGAACCAGTCGTTAATGCTTTGTGGTCTTTACCAAAAAGGTGCTCACCATGTGCTTTGTGATAAGAATCCGCTACAGCTTTTGCAACGCCATGAATGTCTTTTTGAACTGCTTTGCGTTGACCATGTGGAATTTGAATAGGCTCAGCCGAATGACCGTTAGCCTTGATGTTCCCACCTTCTAATAGAATGAATTGCTTGAATGATAACATTGAATTTCCTTGAATTGTAACACACTATGGTTACCGTATTGGTATTTATACGTTTTTTAATCGTTACGTACCGTACCGTCAGATGCTACGAAACATCTTAGACCTAAAACGTCCTTTTCTACCACTTTTGTTGGGGAAATGAGTTGATAATATACGTGCTCTAGGTCTAGGCCAGAACTACAAGCCGTATTAAAAGCACCCTCGTGCATCTTGATAACTTCGTCTATGATAGAGTAATCAAATGACCAGATTCTTGTATCATACAGTTTTAGACCTTTACCCATCCAAGAATCTACGCTTTTTTTGAAAACGTATTTGTCTTTAAGCATAGTATTCGTCATATAGTGCAGAATGTTGAAGTCATCTGTTAGTTCTGCTCTACCGGTAATCTTGAATACTCGGTCGACACCATAAAGACCTAATTGTTTCAAATAAGTCAATGCGTTTCTCATATTATAGATTTCAGCAGGTGTCTGCATCCGATACATATTAAGTTGCTCTAACGTAGAATCTTTGACAAATATCACATCATCACATAATTTTGTTAGATTTTCAACCCATTCTTCTGGTACAGGATTAGGACCTGAATCAGAAAGTAAGATATATGAATTTGATACCTTACTCCTGATTGATTTGATTGTGTTTAGTGTTTGTTCGTACCTTTGTTCTTTAGTGAAAACACCCGTATTTGGGCATAATGCAGACGTTACAACAAAGGCATAACTCATGGTTTGAACCACAACCAAACATCATTAGCGGTAAACATTAATGACTTAGGATCAATATTTGCTTCTTTAATAAACTCTTTGAGTGCTTGAGTTACCCCAGGAAGACTAAAATCATGTCCTGCATACAAACCACCAGAACGAACTTTAGAATAATAGTTTGTAATATCGTGTTTAGCATTCTCATATGAATGGTCACCATCAACAAAAATAAAGTCTAATGAACCATCAGGTATTAATTCAAGTCCTTCAGCGGCAGTATTAAAGTAAAATTGAACTTTATCTTCATGCCCGGATAACTTAATATTTTCCATAGATTGACGTTTTACATCATCAATCATTTCCTGTGTAATCATTCTGTTCCAATCTTGATATGGTTTATATGGATCCATACCATACAATGTCTTGATGCCAGGACATTGTTGAAGTATATTTGCAAAGTTTTCACCGGTCCAAACACCTAACTCAAGTCCTACAGTACCTTCACCGAGTTGGTTAATGTATTGCGGTAAACCTTCACCTGAAACGTACACTTTCGAAAAATCTTTTGTTGTCATATTAGTCCTTAATTACAATATTCTCTAAACATTACGAATGGATCACTCTCTACTATTCTATGTAGTTCGAATAAATCCGGCTGATACAAAGTTGCTAATAACATCATTGTCTGGTCGTCATCAATTAGATTTGCATCTGTAAGATTCTTAAATGCACCGCTAATTAATTCTCTTAGTTTAGGCCATAGATTTTTATTTGCTACAATCTTAGCGCCTAGTATATGAACATCATTATTTGCAATAATTTGTTGTATGGGTTGTCCGTTATACGCTTTGTAATCAAAGAAATGAATCTTATCTTCGGCAAAGTCATAAGACCATTCTGTTTTATCATTTAGTGTAGATTCTTCTCTGCAATACCCAAAATCCATCCATGCAACTGTTTCATTCGATGCAAAGTTTTCTTTAATTGCATATTCTACAAAGAAAGTTTTTAAATAATTAACAAGAACATAATCAGCAGACCAATATTCTGGATTTTTAACTTGATATGGATTAATCATATTTTGAAAGTTGGGGTCTTTCTGAATTTTGCTAATCAATTCTCTTTGTTCTTGAAACTGATTATCAAAGTCGATAGCAATAATATGAGTAGTTGCACTTCTATTTGGTATTTTTTCTTTAATTTTATCTACTAAATCAGGTGAAGTAAACACAACTAATTCATTATTCAATTTTGCAAGATGACTGAATCTTTCGATATATGTATCTGTTGTTCTCTGTAGATAGTGCGGTAAACCTTTATCGGGGGTCCAATCACCTCTACCGATATCGAAAAACGCCGTGACTATTGATATATTACCCATTATGCCACCTCACCTATTGGAAAATTACCATTATTAAAAACTTGTTTTGGTTCAACAAAGTCGTTATCATTTATTTTACGCATTATAACATTAATATAACATTTTTTCAATGGTACACTTCCTGTATATTCGCATAGTTTACCGGCATCATCACCCTCAACATCATGCAAGAATATTGTAAGGTTTTCATAACCATTATCATATGCCATTGACTCAAAGAATACCGGACTATAAGAGAAAAAGCCGTGATTAGGCTCAATGCACGGTAAAGTTGATATCATAAAGCCACCATTCTTACAAGAATCATGTATGAACTTAAAAGCATTTGTTTGACCACTTAGATGTTCTGTCGTACCAAAATTTACAACAAGGTCGAAATAGCCTTTGAATTCTGGTTTACATCTATCAGTATTTAAGTCTGTCTTGTGAACTTTTTCATCAATTAAATCTAAATCAAAACTTTCATAGATATGTCCCATAGACTCATGCATGAAACGTGCCGTCATATTGTGATAAAATTTTTGCGCTATTGATTTATCGAGATTTAGATTTCCTAAAACAGATTCAAAAAAAACTTTATCGTCAAAATGTACTGTTTGGGCACCAATATCAGCAACGGTTATATTTTTAGTGAAGTCTAAAAGTTTATTATGACTAAGTGCTTCGTAGAGTTGTAAACTCCCTTGAACCATTCCCATGTTTACACCTTATAAGTAAAAAATTCATCAGCATCTTCAATATCAAGTCTCTTCAATATTGCTTTTTTCCATTCAGGTACTCTATCATACTGATGAACGATAGAAT